ATGGGGTGGGGCGCTGCCGCTCTGACGGTGTCGTACATTGTCACCACCTCCGTCTTAATGCGCTCCTTTACTTGCTCACCGTCTGTTTTCTCTCGCCCTAGGTAAAATCCTAAGGCAAAGGTGATAAGCAACAACACCAATATTAGAATATTCTTTCCTTTCATAAATAAAAAAAATAGCGGCAATTCCTGAAATGGTGGAACTGCCGCTTATCTGTTGTGTTCAATAAGTTCTACTCGAAAAAATTACGCTCTCGTGGAGGTACGATATGCTCGTAGAACTCAACTATCTTGTATGACTTGTTTTCGAACGTCTTATATTCCTTGCTATACTTTTGTATTATCCGCAATTTTACACGGATGGAGTCGCCCTTGCCGAACCTCTCTCCCTCATCAATTTTTTTCATGAGGGCATCGTCCTTGACAACGATAGGTATTTTAAAACCATTGTACATAAATTGCCACTTGCTGCCTTTTTCGAAACTAAGGCCGACAATAACCAAGGTGGCATCATTTTCAACAATGCGTTCATCGGGGATGTCTTCTTCATTTTCGAAATCATCGTAAGTGTACACCTTAAACTCGGAGCGGTCGAACGAAGAAACCTCGTTCCCATCTTTATCTATTACTGAAAATCCATCCACAGACGGGTCTTCGTCCGCAGCTTGTATGGACTTGGATATGGCTTCTCGTGTCTGACGCTCGTTATATACGTTGATGCTAACATTGATATCGCCGTTAACCACGAAGCCTTCGACTTTCCTTTTGTCTTCTTCTGTCTTAACAGGTTTCCCCTTCATTCGCTTATACGCCTTATAGCAGAAAGTGGCTATACCTGCCACCGACGCAACATATTCAGCTGTATCTTTGCAAAATAGGGTCTTCATGAAAGATTGGACAACTTCAAGGTCTATGATGAAAGACCCTTTCTTTATAGCATTAACTTGAAGTCGCACGTCTCTTGTGCCTCCACCATAAGTGTCGTTAGCTTCCCTCACCACTGTTTGGTAGTGTAACAACACGCTTATCAGTGTATTGGCATCAATGGCACTTTCTTGCCCGTCAAATTTTATCTGCATGTCCATTCTTTTTTGTGTTATGTTGCAAAGATAGTCATTTTGTTAGCCACAAACAACAAAAAAGCTAATTTTTGCAGTTCCGCCAAGTCAAAGAACGCCTTTGTTAATAAATTACAAGTCCTTGTATTCACCCTTAGCATCAAAGCTTGGGCATGCCTTGTGCTTGTCGAAGTCACGATGCCCAAATATCTTTGCCTCGGGGTACTTCCTTCTTAATCCGCGCAAAAGCTTTGTTAAAGCTTCCTTCTGTTCGGGAGTGCGTGTGTCTTTGGGTGTCTTGCCGTCCTCGGCACACCCTCCAATGTAACACACCCCGATGCTGTTTCGGTTATGGCCGCGTGCGTGTGCGCCTTGCACATATTCAGCCCTGCCAACGTGAATTTCACCATTGCGATAAACCACATAGTGGTAGCCTATCGTGTCAAAACCGCGCGCCTTGTGCCACCTCGTTATGTCGTCAATCGTGTAGTCGCGCCCCTCGGGAGTGGCACTGCAATGCACCACCAATTCATAAATCTGTCTCATACCATTCCAATTACAGAGCCACATGCAGCACCAGCGATGTCTGCCTTGATGTCGCCCCAATCAAACCTTTCTTTCTCCTTGAACTTGTCGTAACACTCCTTGCCGATGCCTACCGCCAAGCTCACGCCAAAGCCAACGCCAGCGGACAAAAGGCATCCTGCGCCACACCTGCGCAAGCATCGCGTGGTGATGTCGGCAAGGACAAGGGATGCAGTGATGTGCATCCACCTGTCCGAACCGAAACTTGCCAATCTTTCGTTTAGTTTCATAGCAGTAAGCATATACCGATAGAAATGGCAGTCGCCACCAATGCCAACACAGGATTGCGCCAATCGTAACGAGGTTTCTTGCCTTTCTTTTTCTCGACTTCGTCTTCCTCGTCTTCCTCTGACTTGGGTTTCACCATGACAGCGCGCATGCCCTCCAAAAAGGCACATGTGATGGCGCAGGCAATGAATGCGAACACCCAATTGTACTCGGCATCCTTTTCGGTCTGCATCGACACAAATCCGAACAACAGGCCAAGCAGGAAGAAAACCAGCTTAACCACACTGAAATACTTCTTGAAGAAGTCCTTTACCTTTTTTAAAATGTCCATAACCTTTTCCATATTTACTTTTATCTTTTGTTGATTTTGTCTTTCGTTCCCTCTATCTTCTCTGCCCCGCTCTTCATGTACTCGCTCAGGTATGGTATCTTTTCCACCATCTTCAGGGAAAGTACCCAATACAGGAAATTGAAGAACTTCCACATGGGGGTGTCGGTCACCAATATCCTGCACACGTTCTTCAATATGTTCACGCCGTAGAACCATACGGCCATAACGCACATTATCCTGATGCCAGTGACCGCCTCTTCGGCATTGTGCAAGAAGTAACCCACTATGCACATGCAGGCCGCGATGACGAAAAACACCAAGATGTGCAGGAAAAAAGTTCTAGCCTTGCGCCATTCCCAGCTGTTTCCCTTGACGACGTCGTCAACGACGCCGAACACGAAATTGATGAGGAACAGCAGCATCATTCCCTGCATGAAGTCGGCAATCGGCACAAGCCGCGAAAAAAGCCAACTGCCAAGAACCATAAGTACTCCTTTAATCTCGTCTATCATATATTTCTGCTTTTAAGTTAGAATTGTTCCATATATCAGAGCGAATGCCAGCACTTCACCCACGTAGTAGGGTTTTGGCAGCTTAGCCGCCCAATAGCAGCACCACGCCATCGCCACGCACGCCACTATCCGCGTATGGAATGACATTGCCCACATCACACCGCAGATAAGCGCGGTGAAAGCCCCGACAGCGTGCATCTTGTCAGCCTTGTAATGGGGAGCAAGGGCGACTATCAGCAGCCCGAATACCGCAAACAAGGCCAAGAAAGGAGCGTCACCGCCCTTTTCCAACATCGCGGGCAGCATCAGCCCACCACTTACGGCCATTATCACGGAGAACAGCCACGGATGCTTGCCGATATAGTAATTATCGCTGACGTATTCTCTCACTCCGTACGCTAGCCCCATCGCGACTAGGTATGTCGCCAATATAATTGCACTGATTATTGCCATATCACATTGTCTTTAAGTCCAATTTCTCGGGATAACCCTGTGTGTAGTCGTACTTCTGTACCGCCTCAATCGATTTCAACTCCCGTACTGCGTGGATGTGCGCTTGCGTGCGGTTGTAGGCCTTGTAGGCGTAATGGCCTACCATACCCAACATTTTCAAGGCTAGGTCGCAATTCACGTTTAGGCAAAAGCCGTTTAGCCATATCTCGCTCTCGGTTTGGCCATTCTCCTTGTCCAGTTGGATGGCCCTGCTAGTGCCGATGCGGTCTTCACGGTTCAGCCACGCATCCATGCCGTTAAGCTTGAACGAGTTCACGGCAGAAGACTTGTCGTACTCCTTAATCTCATTCACTTTATTCTCGATGGCTTGTTTCAACAAGTCGTCTTCTGTGGGCATCGGCTCGATATAGAGCATATAACCAGCATGTTCGTACTGCTCGGCTGTTGGATTGATTACCATCATGCCGTCTATCACGATATTGTTTGGGGCAGAATTCCCCTCCTTGTCAATGTATCTCATGTCTTCCTAAATTTTAAATCCGTCCCCACTCATAAACCCTATTACTTGGTGTTCCGCTTATTATTTTGCTTGCGATAAACGCTTCTTTCTCACCCCTTGGCACGTATATGTTAAGATTGCCCGCGGTCATGCATTGGAACTGGCTATTGAACTGAGTTGGCGTTTTCCCGCAAAAGATAATATTGCGTAGGTTTGGAGACTCATTTTTAAACCTGCGAAACCCCATTGACCATGCGCCCAAACTATACACTTGTTTTGGCAATGATATCGATATAATATTTGGTGCATACCTTATATAGCTTTCAGGAATAAGTTTTACAGGGCGGTCTATCTTGACCTTCCAAATACCATTCTCAAAGATATGCGCCAATATCTGTGTAGCCTTATCACCTGCATAATTCGTTAATACGGCTGCTGCATCAGCCTTATTATTATCTATTGTGGTATACCATATCTCGTTATCGGGTTGTACGGAATAGTTAACACCATCAACACACACTTGGTCTAGGCCATTCTTCATCATGAATGTCCGTCTGTTCATACACTAACCTCCCCCATGATAATAACGTCATTCACAATGGACGCCTGATACCGCTTACCTGCGCGAATAGTTGGAGTATAGTCGTTATACCACTTCAACGTGGCAGGGAGTGATAGGTTTGTCGGAGTTGCTGGCGATTGGAACTCGAAAGCGTATTCGTTCATCACGTTGGGCATTTGCGTGCCTAAGGTTAGCGTAAGTTGCGCCACTTCTCCCCACACGTGCATAGCGTTTGGGGTTAGGGTAAATGTAGTGTCGGCCGTGCCGTGGTTGACTAACGCCAGCCAACCTGTGTCGCCCTTATCTCCTTGAAGGCCTTTGAGCGATGCCAGCCACTCTTCGGCCGTACCGACATATCCATGTTCCTTGGCAAGCTCGTATGCGCTCTTGCCGTCCTTGATGGTGCTTAGCTTGTCGGTTATGGACGTGTTCAAATTCTCCCACTTCGATGTCACCTCTTCCAATTTCGTTTGCAAGCCTTTGGCCGTCTCCTTGGTTGCGTTCATCGTCTTGGTGAGTTCGGAGAATGTTGCGTAGAACTCTTCCTGCGTGCCTTGGTAGCCTTTCTTTACGGCCAACTCGTATGCGGAAACAATGGCATAGTTCATCGTTACCTCCATCTGCACGTCGTCGAACGAGCTAGCCCCAGTGACGAGTTCTATCACGCCATCGGGGAAAAGCACGTCCCTACGCTTGCCATTAGGGAAATTGGGGTCTTCCTGCATGATGCGCACCTCCGCTTTGAGCGTGCCGACTTCCAAGTTGCCACCTTGGATGAAACATGATGCGGTGCCGTCTGGGTTGACCTTGCAATTGGACAACACTCCATTCTCACGGCCACATGTGTACCTGCCACCGCCTGTGCTTGTGAATATCACGGTGAAGTCGCCATCGGGGAAAGGCTTGTGGCTCCCCTCCGTACCCAATCGAAGACGTACGTAGAAGTCTTCGTTGTAATTCTTTCTTGCTAGCGGTGTCAGACCGCGGTTATTGTTGCAGTTCATTATGTCGTGGTGCATTATTAATTTACAAATTTAAACAATAGATACCTGTTGGGTATTTTATTGAGGCGAAATTAATGTTTTTTATCTAGTACGTAATGAAGACACAAAAAGTGATTGTACAACAATCGTTTTTAATCAAATTCTGTATAATTTCATCCTATAATAATTCTGTTGGGAGAGGTGGAATGGGCTTAGAGGTCACATACCCACTCTTCGGAATACCGATAAAGCAGATCTTCTTTATATTCTTTTGCAACGCAGGAGAACGTGACAATCTTTCCTTTGGGCAGCGTATAGGTCCTGTCAATGACAATCTTACCATATTCCAACTTTGTAACACCATTGTCAATTTCTAATCTTTCAGACTTTGAAAAGACATGAACGACCTTGCCAAGGTCTCCATCAAGGCAGTATATTGTACCCGCTTCTGTATCCTTTATTATAACCATATCTATATGGAGACCGTTAAGTTCGTTAGTTCCCCACTGCATAGATGTCCCGTGTATGTTATATACCCTGTTTCCATTGGCCACATACAACGGTATGCACAATACGTCCCTTTCGCCATATTGTTTACGCTTCCTAATCCTGCACAACGTACCTTTTATTGTTGTATATTTGTCGCCCATCGTGAGTATGCTTATCTTATCCCCCACGATGATGGCCGTAACTCTGCTCGATGCCCCGAACGAGCCTCGGCATAATATATCTCCTGAATAGAAGCGGAGAGTTCTCCCATTCTTCTGACCATTATGCAGAATATCGCCGTCACATCCAAAATTATTATACACGCGCAGCCCACCGTTGATGCCAATAGAGCCGCTGGTATAGAACTCGATACTGCCCGCTTCTTCACCAGCGTTGCCTACGCAGATGAGTTTTTTGAATTTACCTGACGTAGCATCTATCGTTCCAAGGAATTTGCCCTGAATATCCACATCTCCCGTCACACCATCGAGATACGCCTTTCCATTCTGCGAATACAACTTCCCATCACGGAAGACCCACCCTGCGATTTCTGCATTCTCGGCCAGCAGCAGCCCCGTGGCCACGCTGTCGAAAGACGCACCGAAAGAGTTCCACTTGCTTGTATTGGTAGGCTCTATGCCCTTAACCTCGCCCGCGTCATTACGGCAGACGAAGTAGGCATTACCGAACTTGCACGCATCCACGCGGTAGCGATTGCCATAGTAGGTCTTAGAGGCATCATATTCACCGCGGAAGACAAGGGCGGGGCTGTCGGCGGGGCGCCCGCCCGGCCCCACGCCGCCCG